TGGGGGTCTGGGTTTGGTTCGTTGGATGGGGTTTTGGGTGGGTGGATGGGGGTGGGATTAGGCGGGCAGGGTGGAGGCTTCGGCTTCGATCTGTTCGACCAGGGCGAGAGTCGAGGGGAGGGAGGCGGTGTAATGCCCCCGGCAGAGGGCGAGCATCGACTTCACGAAGGCGCGCGCCCCAGCGGCGTCATTCTGATACTGGCAGGAATAGATGATCGGCTGGCCGAGCGCGCTGGCGAGCGCCTGCTGAAGCTTCTGAATGTCGGTGCTGACTGGGGTGGGCATGGGATGGTTCCTTGGATCGGGTGATGGGTGGGAGGATGGATGGTGGATCAGATCAGATGGGTCAGGGCTTCGTGGGCGAGATCGGAGGCGAGGTCGAACCGCTCATCCAGATCGACCACCGGGGCGATCCCGGTCTGGTGGAGGGCTTCGGCGTCATCGGCTTCCAGGGCGCGGATCGCTTCATCGATAAGGGCTTCCTGAAGCTTCGCGACCAGGGCGCGGATCCGTGGGTGCTGATGGATCCGGTCGAGGGTCGGGACGCGGGCGCGGGTGTCAGCGAGATCGGGCATGGGTGGGATTCCTGGGGGATGGGTGGGGTGATGGGGTTCTGGGCAGGCTCCCTTATCTCAGGGATCCACAAGGATTCAAGACGAATCCAGGGGAATGGAGAACCCGTTATCTGGCAATGGGTTATGGCGAGCCGGGCATTGACTCGGAAGCAATCGCCCGGTAAGGCAATGGAGTGCCTGCCCTCCCACCCCCCCTCTCCCAGCTGGATCCCGCCCAGGGCGCTCCAGCCGGGCCAGGGATCGCCCAGGGCGAGGATCTGCCCAGCGACCAGGGCGATGGGAGGGGGGGCCAGGATCCTGCCCAGGATCGCCCAGGATTCGGGCCTGCCCTGGCCGCTGCCCGGCTGGCAGCTGGCATCCCATCACAGGCTGCGCTCGCCCGGCTGGCCGGGATCTCCCAGGTCGAGGCGAACCGATACGAGCGCGGCGGTCGCCTGCCCAGCCTGCCCAGGTTCGCCCGTCTGGTCCTCCTGGGCCAGCTGGACCCCGCCCCCCTGCTAGCCGCCATCGCCCCCCTGGATCACCCATGACCAACGACTCCATCGATCAATCGCCTGCTGGCGCTCCCGATCTGCCAGCCGATGGCCTGGGACATATCACCGAATCGCTGCGAGGCCTCGCGGTCACGGTCGATTCCCTCATCACCGACCCGGCGAACTCCCGCCAGCATCCCGACCGCAATATCGATGCGCTCAAGAACTCGCTCGCCAAGTTCGGGCAGATGAAGCCGGTGGTCGTGCGCCGGGCTGATCGGGTGGTGATGGCAGGGAATGGAACCCTGGCAGCCGCGAAGGCGTTGGGCTGGCCGATGCTCGCCGCGGTCATCGTGGACACCGATGCGACCACCGCCGCCGCCTTCGCCATCGCGGACAACCGCACCGCTGAACTCGCCACCTGGGATTGGGAGGCGCTGGGCAAGACCATCGACGGGCTGACGCAGGACGGATTCAATGTCGATCTGCTGGGCTTCTCGGCTGACGAACTCCAGGGCATCGCTTCAGCGAACTATGAACCGCCTGCCGAGAGCGACGAAGAGTTCAAGACCACGGGCGATTACCTGACCCACAACATCAAGTGTACGGCAGCGCAATACGAAGTCATCGCGAAGGCAATCAATAGCCTGAAGACCAAGGAAGGATCTGGCGACATCAGCGACGGCCGAGCGGTCGAACTGATCTGCCTGGACTTCATGGCATGACGATCATGTACCTGGGCTGGGCCAACACCTGGATGCTTCCGATCTTTGACCAATGGGATTGGAAGCAGCATCCCATCGATATCCTGCTGGCCTTCAACTACACCCGAGATCTCGCATCGCAGAAGGCTCGCAACCCTCGCGTCGGTGAGATCCATGCCCAGGTGCGTCGATGGTTCCTCGACTCGGGAGCCTACTCCGCTTTCAACTCGGGAGAGGTCATCGATCACAATGCGCTGATGGCCGAGCAGAAGGCCGGGCGATGGGATGACATCGCGAGCCTGGATGTGATCGGTGATTGGAAAGCGAGCCGGGCGAACTGGTATACCGAGCAGGCGGCAGGCGTCCGCTCCGCGCCGACCTTCCATATCGGTGACCCCTGGGAACTCCTGGCTGAATACAAGACCGTCGCGCCGAAGATCAACCTGGGCGGCATCGCTCCGCTGCGCGATGACAAGCGCCTGCCCTGGTTGCGCCAATGCTTCGCTCGCGGCTGGCCCCACAAGTTCCATGCCTTCGGCGTGATGAGCGATGCGATTTTGAAGGAACTGCCCTTCCACTCCTGCGATTCGACCGGCTGGTACCAGGGCGTGGTGATGGGCGGAGCTTCCATCCTGCCGAACGGGAAGGCGCAGATCGGTCCCAAGACCAACACCCACTCGCGCATCCGGCAGGTTCGATCCCGCGCCGAGAAGTATGCCAGCCTTGGCCGCTTCCTTGAGCAGAAGTGGTCCCGCTCCCTCCGCTCCATTCCCAAGCACAAGGAAGATCCATGACCGCTCCCATCCACACGCTGATCCTCTCCGGTGGCCTCGATTCGACCGTCCTGCTGCATCATCTCCACGAACGGAAGATCCCGGTGCAGGCGGTGTCGATTGACTACGGCCAGCGCCATCGCATCGAACTCTACTACGCCAAGCGCCATTGCGACGGCCTGGGCGTCCCCTGGTCGGTGATCGATCTGACGAGCCTGGGCAAGCTGCTGCCGGGATCCTCGCAGACCGACCGCAGCATCCCGGTTCCCCTGGGCCACTACCAGGATGAGTCGATGAAGGCGACCGTCGTGCCGAACCGCAACATGGTCATGCTCGCGGCGGCGGCTGCCATCGCCATCGCCAACAAGGGTCGCACCATCGCCTATGCCGCGCACGCTGGCGACCATGCGATCTATCCTGACTGCCGCCCCGCCTTCGCGAAGGCCATGCGCCGAGTCCTGAAGGTCTGCGACTACGAGCCGGTCAAGCTGGTGGCTCCCTTCATCGGCAAGACGAAGGCCGACATCGTCCGCATCGGTCACAACCTCCGCATCGCCATGAATCAGACTTGGTCCTGCTACCAGGGAGAGGACATCCATTGCGGGAAATGCGGCACCTGCGTCGAGCGCATCGAAGCGTTCAAGCTGTCCGGGGTGGTCGATTGGACGGAGTACCAGGATGAATCACAGGCGCAGGCTGGGGCGCAGCCGTGAAGTCTGCCATCACCTGCACCCGGCTCCTGGCATTCGACGCTGGGCATCGGGTCTTCGGTCACGAATCGAAGTGCAGCCATGCCCACGGCCATCGCTACACGGTCGAGATCGAAGCCCGCGCTGACGCCGAACTGGATGACCTGGGCAGGGTCATCGACTTCAGCGTGCTGAAGGCCAAGGTCGGCGGCTGGCTGGATGAGTTCTGGGACCACGGCTTCATCGTCTGCCGCAAGGATCCGCTCTGCGCGATGCTCGCTCTGATCCCGAACTGCCAGGGCGGGATGCAGAAGCATTACATCTTGGAGGTCAACCCGACCGCCGAGAACATGGCCGGTCACCTGGGCGCTGCGATCTGCCCTGAAGTGCTGGAGGGAACCGGCGTCGAAGTGATCCGAGTCCGCATCTGGGAAACTCCGAACTGCTTTGCCGAATGGAGAGCGCCATGGGCCTGAAGACCTACCGCGTCAACGAGATCTTCTATTCGCTCCAGGGCGAGGGTCATCGGGTCGGCTGCCCGTCGATCTTCCTCCGCTTCAGCGGCTGCAACCTGAAGTGCGCCAAGGCCACGCATGGGTTCGATTGCGATACCGAGTGGATGAGCGGCACGGACATGACCGCCGAGCAGATCATCGATGCCATGCGCGTCCACGGCGCTTGCGATTGGGTGGTCATCACCGGTGGCGAACCCCTGCTCCAGCTGGATGACGAACTCATCGATGCGCTCAAGGACGAGGACTACATGCTCGCCATCGAAACCAATGGGACGAAGCCGATCCCGCAGAAGATCGATTATGTCTGCGTGTCGCCCAAGGTGGCCGAGCATGCGGTGAAGCCGACCGCCGCTGATGAACTCCGGTATGTCCGCGCCCATGGGCAGGGGATCCCGAAGCCATCGGTCGTGGCTCGGCATCTGTTCCTCTCGCCCGCTTGCGATGGACCGGAGATCGACCAGAACAACCTGCGGTGGTGCATCAAGCTCTGCCTGGAGAACCCCGAGTGGCGGCTGTCGGTCCAGACGCACAAGATCTGGGGGATCCGATGACTCCCGAGCGAGCGAACGAACTGCTGGATCTGGTCAGGCATAACCGAGGCGGAGCCGGTGGCCGGGCGAGGGCGGAGATCTTCGCCGCGCTCACCATCCAGCCTGCTCCTGCTCCTGCCGAACCCGATCCGCCCACCCAGGCGATTGCCCGTCAGCCATCGCCCCTGACCAGGAAGCCGACCCGATGAACAAGACCGTCCTGACCTACCAGTTTGTTCGCGAGCGCCTGCGGGTGGTGGATCGTCTCGGGGTCCGCGTGTTCGGGATTCCTCGCGGCGGGCATGAAGTGGTGAAGATGCTGGCTTACGCAACGGTGGTCGATCATGTCTCCCAGGCCGACATCATCATCGATGACATCGTAGACAGCGGGAAGACCAGGGATGAATGGATGGCGAAGGCTCCAGGCAAAGAGTTCTTCGCGATCCTGGGAGAAGGAACGCGGAGAGGATGCGCCCCATGACGCGGTCCGGCGGATGCTCCAGTTCATCGGTGAGGATCCAGACCGGGCTGGCCTACGCGGGACACCGGATCGGGTCTGCCGCGCCCTGGCCGAGATGTGCGCTGGCTACGCGATGGATCCAGCCGCGATCCTCGCCAAGCGGTTCGCCTGCTCGCATGATGATCTGGTCATCGTCCGCGACCTCCACTTCACCAGCCTATGCGAGCATCATCTGATGCCCTTCGCCGGGAAGGTGAGCATCGGCTATATCCCATCGGCGGAAGTGGTCGGGCTATCGAAGTTGCCCAGGCTGGTCGATTGCTTCGCCCACCGGCTCCAGCTACAGGAGCAACTGACCACCCAGATCGCTGACGCCATCGAACTCCATCTGCGACCCAAGGGCCTGGGCGTGGTGGTCGAGGCCACCCACGGCTGCATGTCCTGCCGGGGCGTCAGAAGGCACGAATCGTCCACCATCACCAGCGCGGTCAGGGGCCTGCTCCGAACGCAACCTGCTGCCAGAGCGGAGTTCATGTCCCTGCTCCAGACCCGCTCGCCATCCCTGTGACACCGATTGGCACCCTATAAAGGACCGACCGAATGAAGGGCAAGAAGCGCGAGATCACCGACGAGCAGAGGCGCATGGTCCGAGCCATGGCCGCGCATGGTCTGGGCTGGGCGCAGATCTCGGAAGTCCTGGGCATGCCGATGCGGACGGCGAAGCGCCTGCTCCTGAAGGAATACCAGGGACAGGCCGCGCATCGGAACCTCGCCGTCGCGATGGCGCTCCATGCCAAGGCGGTTGGATGGGTGGAGCGAGATGCCAGCGGGGCGATTCGGAAACGGTACCCACCCGACACCGTCGCCTGCATCTGGTGGACCAAGGCGAGGATGGGCTGGCGCGAGGCCGAGGGTCCGATGACCGCCGACCCAAACCAGAACTCAACCGCGGCTATCGTCATCCCTGGGGCTCAGATCCCACCGATGCGGCAGGAGCAGGAGCAGGCGGCAGATGCCGGCTGACCGCAGATCGATCTGGCAGGGCAACCAGCCGCCGCAGCATGGCTTCCTGGCCGATCTCATGCCTGGGTGGACGCTCTACCAGGGCGGCTACGGATCGGGCAAGACCTGGGCTGGAGCGCGGAAGCTGCTCGCCCTGCATGCGATCAATCACGGATCACCTGGGGCGATCCTCGCGCCCACCTATGGCGATCTCTGGAGGGTCTGCGTCCCGGCTGTGATGGAAGCCGCCGCCGAGATCGGGCTGGCGATCCGCGCCTTCCCTGGGGCGCATGCGGACATCCGCTATCCGCATCTGCTGACCATGGGCAGGCCGATCATGCTGGTCAGCGCCGATGAGCCTGACCGCATCGCTGGATGGGAGGTCGGGCATCTCTGGGTCGATGAGGCCGCACGCATCCCGATCAGCTTTGATAACCCGCGCCGGGATGCTCCGACCCAGCTGCGCGGTCGCCTGCGGCATCGCAAGGCCCGCTCGCTCGCCGGGGTCATCACCACCACGCCAGAGGGTCGCGATACCTGGGTGCAACGGGATTGGTTCGATGACGCCAAGCCAGAGCATCGCCACTGGATCGGCAGGACGGTCGCGAACTCCGCGCTGGATCCCACCTATGCGACCACCCTGAAGGGAGGCATCGGAAAGGATCTGGCCGAGCAGTACCTTGAGGGGAAGGCGATCAGTTACTCGGCGCACCGGGCGCATCCGTCATTCGATCCAGCGGTTCATGTCCAGGCGATCAAGCGGCAGCCGCATGCGACCCGGCATATCGGCGCTGACTTCAACGTGTCGCCCATGACCTGGGTTCTGGTCGAGCAGCTGGCCGATGGATCGATCAGCGTGCTGGATGAAATGATCCTGCCCAATAACGGACAGGTCGATACCGGGGTTCATGCCTGCCACGCCAAGGGCTGGCACCTGGGCGATGATCGCCACCCGCTCCCGGTGGTCATCCATCCCGACCGATCCAGCAAGCGGAGATCGACCACGGGCGATCCCGAGGTGGTGGTCATGCTGAACACCGCGAAGGCCCTGGGCTGGTCGGTCTCGGGCGATGCGTTCGGCGTGAACCCACCCATCGACTCGCGCATCAACCTACTGGCGCGACTCATTATGGATGCGACCGGGAAGCCGCATCTGCGGATCGACCCGCGCTGCGTCAAGCTCATCGATGATCTGGAGCGCACGGCCAGGAAGTCGACCGGCTATGATCCCGGCCCGGCTGGAGATCGTGGTCATATCCTAGACGCCCTTGGCTACGCCTGCTGGGATCTCTGCCAGCCTGGGCAGAAGGCGACCGCCGGGAACTGGCGGCTGTGATGATTCCCTCCGCTCCGATCCTGGGTAGCGTTCGCCTATGATCTCCTGCCGCCCAACCTCCACCGGGCCGGTCCCGGTGCATCCTTCCTTCACTGGCGATGCCACCGCTCGCCGCTTCTGGCGGCTCTCGTTCCGCTGCGGGCGGGAATACATCAGCGGGACCGACGCCCTGGGCCAGAGCATCCTGGTTCAGCATGAGCGCGAGGAAGCTGAGTCCTATCGCCGCCGCCTGCGGATCACCAAGCCGCGCAACATGACCGGCCCGATCATCCGTCGCTATAACGGGATGGTGTTCAAGAAACCGCCCGTGCGCGATTCGCAGGCGGATGAGTTCTGGCAGGACTTCTGGAAGGATTGCGACGGGCATGGAACGACGATCGATGCCTTCATGGCCGAGAGCCTATTGCACGCCCAGGTCGAGCGCGAGTGCTACATCGTTCCCGATGTCCTGGGCAATCCGGCTGCCGGGACCGTCGCGGCAATCAGAGCCAGCGGCTCGCGCCCGATCATCGCCCGCATCTCCGCCGATGGGGTGGTGAACTGGACCGAGCAGAACGGCGTCCTGGTCGAATGCAGCATGATCTGGCATCGCAGCGATGGAGTGACCGTCCTGCGGTGGTGGGGCCAGAAGGATCGCCAGGACTTCCTGCTGGATGAACGGCAGTTCGCCAGCGGTCAGCTGGTCATCACCGGGGTCGAGCCTCCGGTGGTCCATGGCTATGAGCGCATGCCGGTCCAGCGGCTCCGCCCGAACCTCGACCCACTGGGCTACTTCGGTTCGACCGGCGGCGATTCCCAGGCCGGGCCAATCGCTGAGTCGCAGCAGGCGATCACGAACCTGCTCTCCCTGCTGAATGAGGAAATCAGCAACGTCACCTTCTCGCAGATGATCGCCAGCGGCGTAAGCGATTCACAGGTGAAGGATGTGATGGTCGGGAATACCCGAGTCCTCTGCCTGCCCAACCCGGCGAGCAGCGTGCAGATGATCGGCGCTGACCCTGCCCAGGCGACGAGCATCCGCGAATCGCTGAAGGATGAAACCGATACCGCGCTGCGGAACGCCGGGGTGATCCAGGGAGGCGAGCAGGCGCAGAGCGGGGTGGCCCTGGCCTTCCGCCACAACGACATGGTCACCATCGTCAGCGCCCTGGCCTGCGGGACCGAGGATGCCGAGAACGATGTCACCGTGACCATCGCTGGAGGCTGGGGGGTCGATGCTCCCGCGCCGACGAACTACCAGGGCAAGGATTCCGATCTGCCCGACTTCGCGGGCGAAGCGACCACCCTGGTCAGCATCGTCAGCAACGCCTCGCTGCCGATGGTCATCCGTCGCAAGGTGGCAGAGCGGTTCGCGGGTCGCAACCTGGGCATGTCGAACGATGATATGCAGGATCTACGCACCGAAATGGAGGCTGGTAAGCTGGCCCTCGACTCGCTCCGCACCGGCAATCCCTTCCCAGATCGCGAAGGCGGCGGGATGGAGGACGCGAAGCCCGAGATCGCCACGGTCGAGAAGGTGCAGGATACCGCGCTCAACGGGGCGCAGATCGCTTCCCTGGTCGAACTGC